TTACAAAATGCGGGCGCTGATGGCGTTTGCCACTTGAAACAGGTCCTTCTGCCCGATAAAGCCAAACTTTGCCTCGTGGCCGTCCGCAAAGCAGACCGTCAGCTGGGACGCCTGTAATGGATCGCCAAAGCCCGCTGTCTGGATGCCGTAGTGCAGCACCTTGCGGTAGGGCAGCACAAAAAGCTGCTGCCGCGTGCCCGTAACCCCCTGCATATCCACCATGATGATGCGGTGGCTGGTGAACACCACCTGATCGCGCACCGTCTTGTAAGCGCCCACGATCTGCTCGCCCTCCAGCAGCAGGGCGTTGATATTTTTGCAGATATCCTTCTCCTGCAAGCGAATAAGATTCTCCATCGGTTTATCGCGGAATTCCATAGCGGCGTTCCTCCTTCAGCGTTTTGATGGCTCTATTGTAGCATTTCCGCCGCCGGTTGGCAAGATGGCTGCCCGGACAAAAAGAAAAGACCCGAACCGTTCAAGGTTCAGGTCTTGTGGAGCGGGTAATGGGAATCGAACAACGATTTCTCTCCATCAATTCGCAAAAGCACAACCTTTATTCTCGAAACATCATAAAAAACCAGAAAAGCGCTTGCCATAACCGGCAAGCGCTTTCTTCGTTCTAGGATATTTTTCTGGGTCAAAAAATGGGTCAATCGGGGGGTCATCCGTGGGCCTTGTTGATGGCCGCAGTCGTGGCCTCTGCCAGCTCTTCCCGCTGGCCCTTTATCTCATGCCGGTACACCCCGAAGGTGTCCATGTTCTTGCTGTGTCCAACCAGCATCTTCAACTGGCCGTCCGTCAAGGCTCCTGCCTCCATGCTGACAAAGGTGTGCCGCATCTCGTAGAGCGTGACAGCTGGCGTGATTCCGTTCGATGCCTGATACTTCTCCCACCGGCGTTTGAGGCTGCGCTGGCAAGGAATCTGGAACAGGGGCGTGTTATAGTTTAGCTCAACACCGCTGTCTTTGAGGAGCTGCACCTGTGCCTCGTATGCTTCCCGCGCCTGCTGGCACATATCAAATGACCGGATGCTGTTTTCGTTCTTGCCGGTCGTTTCTTCCTCGTGCGTGTTGATGCTGCGGCGAAGGTTGACCGTGTTGCCCTTGATGTCGCCATACCAGAGACCGACCAGCTCTCCGGGTCGGACACCGGTAGACACGGCGAAACGGTAGGCGTAAATGTAGTCATCGAAAACACGTTTTGAGTACAGCAGCCGCGTATCAACCGAAAAGAGAACACGCAACCCGGACGGCTGAAGAATCTTCTTCTCTCCCATGCGGGCATTTTTCGGGATTGTCAGCTCCGGATTGAGCGTGGTGTATCGGTTCTTCCTGCACCACTTCAAGAAGCTGTTGGCCGTGGAACGGATGGTCATCAGTGTTTTGCGGCTCAATGGCTTGTTGAGCGAGCAGCGCTGCCGCTCTTTCTTCAAGCAGCGCTTTTTGAACGACATATCAATCGCCTTTTGCAAATCGCCCTCGGTCAGTTCTTCAATGCGCAGGTTCCCGATGACTGGCAGAAGATAATAGTCGCCGTATTTTGTGCACTGTTCCAGATAGGACGTGCCGCTGGTGAGGGCAAGGTCTTGCAGCCATTCCGCATAGAGGACAGAGACCTTTTTCCTTCCGTCCCGGATGCTGTCGTCAAGCCATGCGTCCGCCTTGGCATTTGCTTCCCTCTGCCCAGTCCGGCCCGGCGTGGAGCTGTAGAAGCTCTTCATCACGCCGTTCTTCTGAACCCTGATTCGCCAGCGGTTTGTACATTCTTGCCACTCGGCGGTGTTCGTTCGCTTCTTCAATGAAACACGCCTCCCCTCATGTCCTTATAAAAGTAGTAGGCTCTCCGGACGTATTCCTCTGTGGTGTCCAGCGCTTCCGCAATCTCGCAAGCATCCATGCCGCGCTTCAGCAGTGCCAGCAGCGTTTCTTCCGGTATCGCGTGAAGTATGTACCACCGGTCAGCCCTGACCTCATGGCGCTCTCGCAGATCATAGGGCGTGAGCCGGGTATAAAACCCACCGTATACGCAATGCCCTATCTCATGACCCAGCCGGGCGGCTTCTTCAGTCCTCGTGAACTGCCGGGTGCTGTCCATGCCGATGTAGCAGTGGCCATTCACTTCCATGCTCATGCTGCCGGTGTTTGGTAGCGGAAAATTGTAAATGTCGATGCCGTTTTCATTTGCCACGTCATAAAGTTCATTTAGTCTGTCCATTCGCATCTCGCTCCTTTACGAAACGAGCGAAGCTCTTGACCTCTTCAAATTGAGCGTCGGTCACGTCCCCGCCCCCAAAGAGTGCAAATTTGATATCGTCATCTGTTACCTCGCGGCTATCTGCTGCGGGGCTTTTTTCTTTTTCCGGCTGCGCAGCTTGAACGCTGGGCGCTGTCGGGTCGTCAGTTTCGCCAAATAGGTATGCGCTAGTCGTTCCTAGCTGTTCGGCGCAAAAATTCACGAATGCTCTTGGAGGTTCGGTTCCACGCTTTTCAAACATTCTAATGTAGTTGTCCGCGTGGCCAGTTTCTAAGCAGAGAGCCTTTCTCGTTAGATGCATTTTGTTAATCAAGTCATCCAAACGGTCGTATCTGAAACTGCTTTTTGCGGGAGAAGGGTCATCAGTCTCTCCGTTCAGGTATGCAACGCTTGTGTTCAGCTCTTTTGCCCAAATCTCAAGAATTTCCGGCTTCACGTTCTTTGTTCTACGCAGATTGCTTCCAGCTTTGTCCGGCATGCCGACCATCTTATATAGGTGAGCCTGTGTTTTGCCTGACTTTTGGCAAAGGGCGTAGAATCTATCAAACTGGAATGAGCCATAGTCAACATCGAGCGGTGACGTTGTCAGGCCATCGTCTATATCATCCACGAGACCATTTATGTACTCAACAGATGTACCAAGGATTTCTGCGATAGCAGGTAGATATTTCGATGGGACATTAGCATTTCTGCCAGAAATCTCTGAAAGATAGCCATTGCTCTTTCCAATCTGCTGACTGATAAAGTTTAGCTTTAGGCCCCTCATCTTTGCAATTTCTCGAATTTTCACGATATTCCCTGCATTTTGGATAGGGTTTCCACCTGTTGTCTGGCCCATGAAGTACACCTCCGAAAGATAAAAAACAGAAAAGAAAGAAAAAAGTTTAGAAATAGTATTTACAATCCTGTGATAAAGTAGTATAATCAAAACAGAAAAAGTAGTCGCTTCTTACAAAGATAGTACCACCAAAGAAGTAATAAATCAATAACAAAGAGGTAAAAAACATGAAGTACATCGACATCAACGCAAAGTTCACCGCAGCCGTCAGCAGCTACATCGCACATGGCTACATCATCAACACCGCTTCAATGTCCGGCAGTCAGGGCGAAGTCGCCCACATTGACCTGACCAACGGCAAGCAGATTGTCCGCGTCCTGCTGGACAGCTTCACCGAGTGGGAAGATTACAACAATCTGAAAGGCCTGAAGCTCGTGGTCGGCATCGCCACCGACAACGTCAAGCCGAACGACAACCAGCGCCGCGATGTCATCTGGAACAACCGTTTGGAAGTCATCTCCTGCGAGAAGTTCTACGAGGTGAGCAGCAACTGCGACGATTCCGCGTTCTATGGAACGCGAGAGGAAGCCACCGCAGCCAACAAAAAGCGCTTTGAGCGCTACTGCCGCCGCGATTGCCGCATCAAGAAGCACCTTCCCGAAAAGGCTTCTCCGCTGGTCAAGGAATTCGTTCGCCGGAAGTTCGGTCTGAAGCGTGTTGTGGTGAGCAACATCCAGATCACCAAGCAGAACAGCGTATATACCGTTATCTACAACAATCACAGCGCACAGCTGCACTGATTCAAAGGAGGATAAGAACATGATGGTCGAGTTCAAGCAAGCACATCTGGAAGCGGAGTACAAGGAAGCGGGCTATGCCCACATCATCGCCAACGGCTATATCTGCCGCTGGCCCAGCAACGAAACGTTTGCAACAGCTCTCGCCTGCGGCGAGGTCGAGTTCTTCATCCCCGGTGGGACGTGGGAGCCGGTCCCCGCGCAGGAGTTCGAGGAGCCTATGCACGAGGAGTATCTGGCACAGGTCAAGTTCGCCTTTGCTCCTACCCGCTGGGCGAACGCAATCTGGCACACTTCCCCCACGGCCAAGCGGTACGCAAAGACGATGGCCGAGGCACAGGAGGCAATCCAGACACTAGAGAACCGCTATCCGAACGACCCGCAGCAGCAGGTCATCGAGAGCCGCATCCGCATTCGGATGGTAACCGACTGGGAAGAAGTCGAGGGCTGAACCGTAACCCGCCTGACGATGGCTGCATGGCAGCAGCCGAAACCACCCGGCAGCCAGCCGGGGAGGTCGCGGGAACCACCGCAATCAACAATCAATTTTCGGAGGTATGAAAAATGTCTGCAAACGTTGAAACGATGTTCTATGTCCGGGAGAAGCCTTGGCACGGTCTGGGGAAGATGGTGCAGGAAGCGCCCACCAGCGCGGAGGCTCTGAAGCTGGCCGGTCTGGACTGGACGGTCGAGGCCCGTGATATGTGGCTGAACGGCGGTTAGGAGCCGATTCCCGGCTACAAGGCCAATGTCCGCAGCTCGGACAACAAGGTTCTGGGCGTGGTCAGCAACAAGTACCGCATCGTCCAGAACGCAGAGGCTTTCGCGTTCACGGATGCGCTGATCGGCGGCGATGTCCACTATGAGACCGCTGGCAGCCTGCTGGACGGAAAGAAGATTTGGCTGCTGGCAAAGCTGCCCGATTCCGAAATCTGCGGGGACAAGACTGAAACCTATATGTGCTTCTCCAACACGCATGACGGCTCCGGCGCTGTCCGCGTCTGCATGACCCCGGTTCGCGTGGTCTGTAACAACACGCTGAACATTGCGCTGGACACTGCGCAGCGGGCATGGAGCGTCCGTCATGTGGGCGATATCAACACCAAGCTGGTAGAGGCCCGGCAGTGCTTGGACATGGCCAACAAGTACATGGACGAACTTGCAACCCGCGCCGACCAGATGGCAAACACCACGGTCAGCGATGCCCGGCTGCGGGAGATTCTGGACGGCCTGTTCCCGGAAGCTGACGATATGACCGACCGCCAGAAGCGTCATGTGCAGGACATGAAGGACGGTTACATGGTCTGCATGATGGCTCCGGACCTCTTGAAGTTCCGCAATACCGCATGGGGCGCGGTGAATGCAATGAGCGATTTCGTCACCCACAGCGCACCGCACCGCAACACGAAGGACTATCAGGCGAACAACTGGAACAACGTGATGAACGGCCACTTCCTGATGGATGCCATGGCAAAGGCCGTCACCCGGTAAATATTTGATGGCTGTGCTATCCGGCCTGACGGGCATTCAGAGGATTGTTTGGGCGCCAGAACATGAAGTAAGGAAGGAGTGCAAAATGCGCATGGAAAGAAAGCCGGAAATTGGAGATGTAATGTTCCATGTATGTGAGCATCTCTACTACGTCCCGGAGCACGCGGCTCCGTTGAGCGAATACTGCGTCTGTGAGGCCGCAGTCGTGGGCTTTCTGAAAGGCGGGTACACCGAGGTGAAGCTGGTCGGGAAGAATCCGGGAGGTTTCAATACGCCCTATCACTACAAGATGGCCGAGGTCGGCAGCAAGGTGTTCTTTGACGCCCACTCCGCCGCAAAGTACGCCGAAAGCCTGACTGTATATGCGGAGCAGCATTGGAGTTGGGCAGGCGCACAACTTCGCAGGCCATACAAGGATTTATTGGAGGCGGGAAGCCGTGGCAAGGTTGATATCGGAATACCACCCCATCGGCATTGATGTTTGAAAGGAGATGACCGCATGAAGAAACTCAAAATTGCAGCAGCCCCGCCGAGGGGCAGCTATCACCGCATTCCGTATTTCGCCCTTCGCGGGATGTTTCAGGTTCGCGGCTATCAGGATCAGGAGGTCGCGCAGGCTATCGGGATAAGCCCAAGCACCCTTTCCACCAAGATGCAAGGTCATTCCGCGTGGACGAGCTGCGAGATTGCCGCTATCTGCGAGCTACTGGAAATCCAGCAGAAGGACATTGGGAAGTTCTTCTTCCCACAGGCAGAGCAGCAGAAAGGAGCATGAAGATGAACAGCGGAGCACCCAGTACGGCCAAGGAGCCGAACGCTCTTGTTGACCTGAAGGGCAAGCTGGAAGAAGAAAAGGCCCGCCATGCCCACATGATTGCGGTCAACAAGTATTTCCGAGAACGCGGAACGGTCAATGGCTGCGAGGGCGTTGGTAGCTGCGAAAAGGCCATGATCGAGGGGCGGCTGAAAATGGGAGACCATTCGCCGTTCCTGCCGTGGCAGTTCAGCAGCTCCAAAGACCGCATTCGCAGGTTGCAAGCCCGCATCAGGGACGCAGAAGTGGCAATTGCAGCCGGTTCGCAGCCGGTCAAGGTCGATGGGCTGCCCGGCGTTGCCTACTACGAGAACGGCGCTCTCATGCGGGTACAGCTTATCTTTAAGGACAATCCCGGCCCGGAGGTGCGCGGTATCCTCAAAGGAAACGCTTTCCGATGGTCGTATTCGCAGCGGGCATGGCAGCGCATCCTCAATGAGAATGGCAAGCGGGCGGCCCGCGCAGCGCTGGAAGAAATCAAAATCCTTCAGGGAGGACAAAACGATGAATGACAAAGAACGTCAGAGCACAGCTGACATGGAGGAAGCCCGCGCAAAGCTTCTTGAATGCTTCCCCGGCAGCTTCATCAACGACCGGGAGGAATTTATTGCCCACCCGCGCACGAACCAGTATTTCATTCTGCGGGACTGCAAGACAGTTGAAGCAGTCGAGGCAAAGGTACTGGAATACCTTTCGCGACCTGCGTTCAAAACGCAGCCGTATTCGCAGGAGTGGAGGAACCGGAGGTTCCACGAGTTTATGCTGGCCGGGGTCAATGCTTTTCTGGACACAGACTTTTCCGAAGAAGATATGGAGCTGATTTACACCTATATGGGCAGTGGCATCAAGCGCGGCCTGACGCTGGCCTTTATCGACCACGACATGAGCATGAAGTGGCTTAAAAATTGGATTTCCGAAAACTGAAAGGAGTGTTTACCATGAACGGAATGTTTTATCGCGGTGAGGTCTACTATGTGCTGCCGGACGGCAACGAGGTCGGCAGCGAGCAGCACAGCGGGCGGCCCGCTATCATCGTCAGCAATAACCAGAACAACAAGAACGCGGCCACGGTCGAGATCGTCTACCTGACCACGCGGGAAAAGAGAGCCATGCTGACGCACGTTTACATCAGCACCGCACAGCTGCCCTCGACCGCGATCTGCGAGCAGATTTTCACGGTGGACAAGACCCGGCTGGGCAGCTATTCCGGCAAGCTGACGGAACGCGAGATGAAGGATGTTGAGTTGGCCATGATGGTGAGCCTCGGCCTTGACAACTACCTGTCCAAGCCGAAGCCGGTCGAAGCTCCTACCGTTGCAGCAGTGCCGGTTCCGGCTCCTGTCGCCGTCCCTTCGGTGTCCGACATCAGGGGAGATCTGGAAAAGCTCCGTGTGCAGCGTGACACCTACAAGGAACTGCTCATGGAAGTCATCGGCAGAAAGTGAGGTATCATGATGTCTGGAAACATTGGCGAGAAAATCCGCACGGTGCGGAAGGATGCCGGTTTGACGCAGACGCAGCTTGCGAAACGGATGGGCGTAACAAAACAGACCGTACACCTGTACGAAAGTTGCGAAATGAACCCTAAAATCGACACTGTTGTGAAGTTCGCTGAAGCACTGAAGGTTCCTGTTGAGTATCTGGTCAGCACGGAATCAGACTGCGCACATCATTGGGTCAGCGTCAAAGTTCGCTTGCCGGAGCTGGACGAGGACGAACCATTTGCCCGCTGCATTGTGAATATCATTCGGTGGTGTGAGGGCTGGACAGACATTTGGAGCCAGCCGGAACCCGACTTGAATGAAGAAGAGTTCACTGCTGCTGCCGTCTATAACCCGGAGCAGAAAACTTTCACAGTGTATGATGGCTTTGGCGGCTCGATGGTGATAAACGCTCTACTCGACCCGACCGATTTCAGCGGCGCATCCGGTACGCGCATCACTCACTGGAAGCCGATGCCGATACCGTTCGGAGTTTGGGAGAAGGAGGAATTGAGAGGATGAATTTTGAATTGAAGCCCTGTCCGTTCTGCGGCGGCTCTGCCCGCATCGAAAACGCTGGCGAGGGCAGCTACCGCGTTGTCTGTTCCGGCTGCGGAGCGAGAAGCGGGCGCATCTTCGTGAAGCGGTGGCACAGCACTAAGTTCGTGGCGCAGGGCCAAGTCGCAAAGCTGTGGAACGTGCGAGTTCCGGCAGCACCGGAGCTGATGGAAGAACCCTCTCCGCTGTTGGACTACATCAAGCAAGAGGTTCCGTTCCGTCTGAAAGAAATCTTCAACATCCCGGATGAAGCCCTGAGCCAGACCGCTGTCGATGACTGCATTTTTGAGCTGTACGACAACAGTGATGTGATGTTTGACTACGACAGTCTGGACGACTTCTTGACCGGCATTTTGGAAAGGAACGGAATCCACCCGGATGATTACAAGGAGGAATCGAAATGAAGCCCGAAGGAAAAGCGGTTCTTTTGAGCATCCGACCAGAGTGGGCCGGCAAGATTTTGACCGGCAAAAAGACGGTGGAAGTCCGCAAGACCCGGCCACGGCTGGAAACGCCGTTCAAGGTTTATATCTACTGCACGAAAACCGCTGAAAGATGGTTACGGACTGTTCCTGTTCAAGGCTGGCAGCGGCTGGATGGTTTCGTTATTTGTGAATTCACCTGCTACAAGATAGACACTATTCAGCGAATGGGAATCGACAATAATTTTGATTATTGCTATCTATCTCTCAACGAATTCGGAAACGATGATATAGCGATAGAGATACGGGATATCAAAAAATCCTGCATTCCAAAGTCCGAACTGAACTCCTATGCAAAATCTGCGCCAGAGCTGTTTGCGTGGCATATCTCCGACCTGAAGGTTTACGACAACCCAAAACCGCTGTCTGACTTCTCCAAGCATGGCTTTAGTGGTCTGTGCGGAACAAACGTCTGCGGGAATGAGGATTGCAAGTATTATGAGCCTTCTGGCGATTGGATGACGCCGCCGACCTGCGGCCTGAATGGATATTGCTCGTTGCACCGCCCGCCTCAAAGCTGGTGCTATGTGAGGGAGGAATCGAAAGATGAGTGACCGCCGAATCGTTGACATCGCCCCGCTTCTGGACAATCTGAAGAAGGAGCTTGACAAAGAATGCGACCATCCCACAGCAGTATGCAGTGATGAAGCGATTGCAGATGAGATTGATAATCTGGAGGCCCTGCCCGTCATCGACCCGAAAGAGATGCTTTCCGCGCTCTGGAAGAACACCAAGACCGACCCGCCAAAAGAGGAAGATGCTGGCCAGCGGGGCATGGTGACTGTGTGGTACAAAGGAGCTGAAACCGCCTTGCCAATGCTTTGGTGGATGGTGGAAGAAAGCGCGGATAAATATCCGTATTGGATGCCGATGCCCGAGCCGCCGAAGATGGAGGGGTTTTGCAATGGCTGATGTACAACTGCTTAAAATGCCCAGCATGGGAGGTGCGGAACGATGACCAAAGCTGAACTGGAAGCCCTTGCCGAGCACTACCAAAGCAAAGCCGACCGGGCATTTGAACGGTATCAGGAGACCGGAATCAAGCGCTATGACACCGAGCGCTGCAATGCCGAAGACCTTTCCGATGCCCTGCGCATGGCAGCGAACGCCGCTGATGAGCACGCGGAGCACATCCACATGAGAGCCATGCTGGCCGGTTTCGTAGACCTTGCCCGGCAAGTGCTGGAAGAAGAGCCTATTGTTTCCGGCTCAAAAGAAGAGAAACTGCTGAAAGGGCTTGTCTCCTACGGCAGGATGAACGGAATGTGATGAAAGTATGACGCAATACTGCCGTTACTGCTGCAACGCATCTCTGATTGACGATGATCTAGCCCACTGCAACGTCAAGGATATTGAGCTTGACCCTCCTGCCCTGAAGCGGTCGAACCGCTGCAAAGACTTCCTGTTTTGCGAGCTGGACGTTCTGACACAAACCCGCATCTACCAGCCGAGGGTCGCAAAGCCCCCAGCTCCCTCCCCGGAGGATTTCGGGCAGCAAACCCTGTTTTGATATGCGAAACCGGTGCGACCGGTATTTTTTTGGCTTTTCTTTAGAAAAATCTAGAAATAGTACAGAAAAAATACAGAAAAGGTATTTACAAATCTGTAATAAAGTAGTATTATAAAAACAGAAAAAACAGCACCCCACAAAACAGGAGAAAAAGAAAATGAAAATCGAAATCAACGCCCACGACCTCAGCAAGTTGCTGATTGCCTGCACCACCCTTTACCGCGAGAACCCGGAGAACCGCAGCGAGTACAAGCGCATTCACGACGAACTGGCCCGGCAGCGGGACGAGCAGAAGGAGGTCTGAGGTATGTTTGACCTGCGTGAGCATAAGGGCCTCATTCACAGCTTGGTCGCTGAGGCCAACCAGAACGACCCCAACTGGGAGTGGTCGGTCAGACACATCAGCAAGAACGTGGCCTGCATCTTCTGGGGTTACCTCGAATACTGCGATGAAGCGGAGTTGTCGTTTTCAATCAAGCTCGGCGAAGCCGATGGCAGATGCTGGGTTGAGGCTCGTAACCAGCACGGTTGGATACTTGAAAGTGAGATTGTAGCCGACAGGAACCTTCCGTTCCTGAACTGCCCGATTGACAAGGCCATCGAGAAGATGGTTCGCTGCATCGTCAATACCGCTCACAACTGCTACTGAGAGGATACATACCATGAAGAACTTTAACGAACTGCCCGCATCCATCCAGAACGAGGTCAAGAACTTGCTGAAGGTCTACGACAAGTGCTTTGTTACCTACGAGAACGCCGCCTATCATGCCTCTCCGTCCGTTGCTCTCACCAAGAGCTATGCAGCGGACCATGAGGTGGTTGGCACCTACACCGCAAAGGAAGTTTTTACCTCCGAAGAGCAGATCATCAATTACGTTGAATCTTTCCACGAGTTCCCTGTCCAGTACAAAGGCAAGCGCGACTACCGCTGGCTGAACAGCCTTGCATGGGGCAGCAAGGTCAAGATGGAGAACGGAAACCTTTTGAACGCATAACTAACCCGCCTGATGATGGCTGCCCGGCAGCAGCCGAAACACCCGAAAGGGTGTCGCGGGAGCCTACCGCAGGAAGGAGGCACAGAACGTGTCTGAATATTACAGCACCAAGCAGGCAGCGGAGGCTCTTGGCGTGTGTACGTCAAGGGTGCTTCAGATGAGGAAAGAGGGCAAGCTGATTGCCTACTCGCACGGTGAGAAGGGCAGCAAGAGCAAGTTCTTCTTCAAGGTTGAGGATGTGGAGTTCTACAAGCTCCACAAGAACGATGCCAAGCCGCTGCCCCCGCTGCGCCCGGTCGGCGCAGAGAAAGACAGCGCGTAAGATATCAAGATGGGAGGGCATGAAAAATGCGTAAGGTTGTGAAATTGGCGACTGCTGCGCTGGCACTGGTCGGTGCATGGAAGGTCGCAAGCTGGATGTGCGAAGGAACTGCGTGGCTGCTGGTCAATCGTGGATTCTGGGAGCCGCAGGCTGCTGCTGAATCAGCGCCGTGGATTCTGTTCGCGCTGGCAGCGGGGCTGGCAATGTCTTTGTACGGAATGTATGAGGACAGCCAGCGGTACAAGCGCAGCAGCCCTTATGGCCGCGTTCAGCACAGCGAGCGCCGCAACGACAACAGCAGAAAGGCGGGCTAAGACATGAACCAGATGTACGACCTTGCGCTGGACGGCTACGGCCCGCCGTTAGAGCCGCCGGATGGGTACTATTTCCTGACGGATGCCCAGATGGCCGAGCAGGCCGATCGGGAGGCAGAAGAAGAACAGGAGGATGAACAGCTTGGAGAATGAATTGACCGTCCGGGTGGAACGCCCGGCAATTCCGGCCATGAGCTGGAATAAGGACGAGGTCCAGCAGAACCTTGACGAGATGCTGGCAGCCTACAAAGGCCGGGTCTACACCCCGGAGAGCATCAAGAGCGCAAAAGAGGACCGGGCAAAGGTCAACGGCTGGGATAAGCAGCTGGGGGCCGCTGTCACGGCGGCGAAGAAGCTCTACATGAAGCCGCTGGAAGATTTCCAGCAGAGCGTCAAGGAGATGCAGGGCAAATGCAAGGAGATTTCCGGAGCGATTGACGCACAGGTCAAGGCTGTGGAGGCCGCCGAGAAGGAAGAAAAGGCTTCTACCCTGCGCCTGATCTACCGGGACAATATCGGCGAGTTGGAGACCCTTATCCCGTTTGAGCGCCTGTTAGACAGCCATTGGCTGAACAAGACGTTCGCCGTTGCGGAGGCAAAAAAGTCCCTGTGCCAGTCCATCGAGAACATCCGCAGCGATTTGGAATTTATCCGGGAAAACTGCGGGGAGGATGTGGAGCCGTGTACCACGGAGTACCTCCGCAACTTGAGCACCAACGAGGCCGTCCGCGAGCATAACCGCCGCGAGAAGTCCCGGCAGGCGCAGAGGGAGGCAGAGGCCGCGAGAGAGGCGGCAGAGCGGGCGCGGGCCGCCGCTCCGGTAATTATTCCCCCGACTGCCGAAGAACGCGAGATGAAGGCGAGAGCCGCTGCTGCAACGCAGGCAAACGCATTTATCACGCCGGAAGGTCGTCTGGACATGGAAGCGATGCAGAGCTTCGCTGCTGCACAGGAGGTTCCCTCCCGCAAGCGCTATTACTTCTGGGTCGAGTTCACCAAAGAGGACATTGCATGGTTCCGCAACGCTGCCAAGGAACGCGGGTTCGATTTCGGCAGCATCAAATAATCTTTAACATTCTAGGAGGTAACAAAAATGGGTTTCACTTCACGCGCTGGCGCTGCTGCGCCGAATACCACTACCACAGTTCAGAGCCGTTCCTTCGCTGCTCAGGTCAAGCAGACCGAGGCGATGCAGCCGGTCGCAGAATCTAAGCCGGTCGAGATTGAAAGCATGGACGGTCAGCATCTGACCGTCACCTTTGACGATGTGCGGAACTTCATCTGCAAGGATGCGACCTTCGCAGAGTGCCGCATCTTCTTGGAGACCTGCAAGCAGTACCACCTCAACCCCTTTACCCGTGAGTCGTATCTGATTCACTACGACAATAAGAACGGCGACACCGCTTCCACCATCGTGCTGGGCAAAACCTGTTACATGAAGATGGCCGAGCGTCATCCGCAGTATGACGGATTTGAAGCTGGCGTTATCGTGTTCGTGCCGGAAGTCGGCGAGATTATCCACCGCGAAGGCTCCATCGTCTACGATGACGAGCAGCTGGTCGGCGGCTGGGCTAAAGCCCACCGCAAGGACCGCAGCCGTCCCTTCTACGAGGAGGTCAAGCTGAGCGAGTACGACACCAAGAAATCCCTGTGGGTGACGAAGCCCGCGACCATGATTCGCAAGGTTGCGCTTGTTCACGCGCTGCGCGAATCCTTCCCGGCTACGTTTGGCAACCTTTACGATGAGAGCGAGGTTCCGGTAGATGCAGAAGCAGCCTACCGTGAGGTTGAGAACGAGCAGCCCGAAATCGGTGCCATGCAGCCCCGCAAGCTGAAGCCGAAGAAGGAGCAGCCCGAACCGCTGGCGGTCGAGACCACCGACACCAACGATGATCCGTTTGGCGGTGATGGCGAATGATTATTCAGACAAAGACCGGGACGAAGATCACCGGAACCCTATCTCGCGACCCTAGTCTAAAGGAAACGAAGACCGGAAAGCCGTTCCTCAGCTTGAGCGTCAAGGCTCATAGTACAAAAGATGCCTCCGGCAACCGGAGCAATATGTTTGTCGAGTGCTGTATTTGGAGCGATCTCGACAAGTGGGACGGCCTCCTGCAGAAGGGCGATTTTGTCGAGATTTGCGGCGGCGAGCTGAAAAGCAATACCGGCGCGAACGGTACAACCTACTGGAACCTGCAAAACGTCGAGGGCGTTGTCGTTGGCGGGCTTGTTGCTGCCCGGTGGGTGCAGCAGGGCATCGACATTATGCAGCAGTTCTGCGACCAGCCCGGACAGCCCCAGACGGACGGCTTCAAGCCGGTAGACGGTGAAACGCCCTTTGACACAGGCTCTGAGCCGCCGCAGAACACTTCCGCGCCCTCACCGGATAAACAACCCACCCCGGCAGCAGCGCCCGACTACAACGGCGATGACCGCCCGATTTCGGATACGGACGACTTGCCGTTCTGATTCACCGTTGAGAGAAAGGAGGTGAGCAAATGGCAATTTTTCGTTGCGTTTCGCCGAACTTTTGGTCAGACCCGAAGGTGGACGATGACTTCACACCGGAAGATAAATACTTCTATCTCTACCTTCTCACTAATCCGCATACCACTTTGAGCGGATGCTATGAGCTGGGCAAGCGGCAAGCGAGCAGAGAGCTTGGATATAACGAAGAGACTGTGGACCGCCTTATCCATCGGATGGAAACGGTTCACAACGTTATCCGCTATGACAAGGCAACGAAAGAGATATTACTGCTTAACTGGCATAAATACAACTGGTCAAAATCGCCCAAATGCCTGAAGGGCGTTGAGTATTCGTTGCAAAACATAAAGAGCGATGCGTTCAGAAAATACTGTGCAGATACCCTATCTATACAGTATCGGTACAGTATAGATACAACTGTATCTGTAACTGCTACTGTAACTGAACCTATTACTGAAACTGTTATCTATCCTAATAGAGATAGCTTAAATAACAGTAAAGAGAAAGATCCGGCAGTTGATGCAGACCTCGCCCGGATTATTCAGCGGTACGAGGAAGTTGCGGGCGGCTTTCCGCGTTCAGCGCTGGAAAAGCTGCAAAGCTGGCGGGAGATTTTCAGCACGGAGATGATTCTGCTGGCAATCGACCGAGCCGTTGAGGCGAACAAGCGCTATTGGGCCTACGTAAACGGAATCCTTACCAACTGGCAGCGCGAAGGTGTTCGGACGCCGGGCGATGCAGAGGCCAGCGATGAAAACCACAAGCGCCAGCAGGCCCGGCCCGGCAGATCGCCCCAGCAGCCCGCAGAGAGCGTAGATGACCAGCTGACCCGCGTTCTCGCAAATATGGACAGAAAGAGAGGTTTTGAAGGATGACCAAAGAAGAAGCCGCACAGCTGATTCGGATGAACTTCACGCTGTACAAGCTGGGAAGCAAGCCGCTGACGGACGAGGAAATGGAAACCACACTGGATGTCTGGACATATCAGTTCCGGGATTATCCCGGCGATGTGGTCAAGCGGGCGTTTCTGGCCGCGAACCGCGTCTGTGTCTATCCCATCACGGTGGCCGATATCTACAAGCAGCTTTCCCAGTGCATCAACCCCGAAGCAGAGTGGGACGCGCTGGCCGATGCAGCCCGCAAGGCGCAGAAATACATGAGCTGGAAAAGATTCCCGATGGTGATCGACATTGACGAGAAGGGCGGGCCTATCCGTAGCGATGGCACGGAAGAGCTGCAAGTGCTGTACGACAACCTCCCCCCGGCGGCCAAAACTTACGCTGGGAGCGTGGGTGGCCTGAAGGAGCTGGCCATGACCTCGGACCTGACCTATCGCCGGGTCGAGTTCCTGAAGCGGTCGCGGGAGGACATCACGACCGCGCCCCGGGAAGCTGCTCGTCTGCGCAGCGGTCCGGAACCGACGAGACTGGAGGCTGCCAATGCCTAAGTTCAAGGTGTCCGTCGAATGTCATACACCCGGCAGGGATGAAATCCACTGCCTGAAGCTGGAGGCCGACGACGAGGGCGACGCAGCGATTCAGGGCATCTACCACGCCCGCGACCGCTGGCCAGATGCTTGGACTATCACGGTCCGCAAAATCCGCAAGGTGGAGGTGGCCCACTGCAATGGACGTTGAACAGCTGTCTTTCTTCTCCATGCTGGCCCCAGTGCTGCCCGCTGTGGCGGTCTGCTGTATGGACGGCGACCGGGCGGACGCTGCACCCGCCGAAAACTGGATGAAGCGTCTTGTGCAGGGTGGCGAGTACGTCGTTCAGGTCGCAGGGCATTCGCTGGTGCTCAGACCGGCAGATGGCACGGCAGACGACGTTCCGGCGGGTCACGAGTATTATCACTACACCATAGGAGAACGCCTGTTCTCAGGCGTCTTTGTTGGGAGAGACAAGGAGTGACAATGAAATACAAAGTAGTCTTTACTGACCTCGGCTGGTACGAGGTCGAGGCCAAGAGCCGAACGGAGGCGGAGGAAACAGCCCTTTTTGCCGCCCGCAGCTTTCACCCGGAACGGGAGAAGTTCGAGATTGAGAAAACGGAGGTGCTGCCGAATGGATGAAGAAATGACCGGCCTTTTCAGGTGTCGCAACTGCGGAGCCGTCTTCGAGGAAAAGGTGGATGTGGCGCGGTCTGTGAGCTGGGCCATCAAAGACATAACGGAGAATCTTGGAGGGGACGGCATTACAAGCGTGTTTCACAGGACGTCTCTTCCTGAGAGGTTTGTTCTCCACTGGTGCAAAAGGGACAAGGTCTGCATCTGCGACCTTATCGGCTGGAAGGTTGGAAAGGAGGCACAGGACGATGGAAAATGATGTTCGCCCTGTGGATGCCAATGAGTTGCTGAAGCAGGCCGTCTACTGCCGGGAAGAGAACGGCGCGAATGTGTACGCCGTGCCCATCAGCTGCATCTTCGCAGCTCCCACGCTGAAGCCCGAAGAGACAAAAAACAAGGAGGCTGCCCATGAGTGATGTCAAGAAACCCATCCGGCTGGTCGATATTGGCGAGATGGAAGCTGACCTGAAGAAGGACCTCGCCGAAGAAGAGGCCAAGGGCAAGGCTGCCGACATCCTGTTCTGTGAAAGCATCAGCGATGAGTTGAGCGATCTGAGCAATCTGCCTACCATCGACCCGGAGAGCTTGCGCGGTCATGCCAAGTGGGTGAAGGACAAGGAATTGAAGTTTATCATCGTCGATGATGAAAACAACAGTCACGAGGAACCGGCAATTTGCTGTACCCATTGCAAGGCCAAGATTTCGCAAAGCGATTTCGACAGTTGGGTCTGGAACTTCTGCCCGGTCTGCGGGTTCAAAATGGAGGATGCGACAAATGGATGATTGCATCGAACGCGGACCGCTGCTGGAGGCATTCAAGGCGAAATGCTGCGAGGATTGCCCCGGCGGGTATGACCGCGCAAAGTGCAAGAGCTGGTGCGACGTTGCGGACGAGATTGCGCTGGTAGAAGATGCCCCGGCAGTCGTCCCGGATGCCCAGCGCTGGCGCGACCCTGAAACAGACCCTCCGAAGGTCGAAACCGAAGTGCTAATTTTGTACCGCAACGAAATTGACGGATACGAGATTACGACAGCGCACTATGAAGACGGGAGCGTTTTTTTACAAGATAGCGTATGGTATTGGGAAGACCTTCCCGATTGGGGGACATACGACGAGGAGCGGGACGACTACAAAATCCCGAAAGGCTGGTGGGAATACCGCCACTTCAACCCGGACGACGTTTACAACAACAAGATAGACCGCCCCGTGGTGGGGTGGATGCCTTTGCCGCCGAAGGAGATTACAAAATGAGCGAAAAACGTATGGTCTACGCGGAGGACGTGATCCAGAGAATCCGCGACCTAGCCCCGGAAATACTAGGCGGCTGGTATAACCCAGACATGGAGAACGAGTTAGAACAGCTTGTTTGCATTGTTGAAAGCACTCCGACGGCAGCAGATACGGACGTCCCGCGCTGGCGCAAGACCGCAGAAGAGCCGCCGACTGAGGCTGATGCAAACGAGGACGGCTGCGTCCTGAGCATCAACATGAACCTCGGCGGCATGAACACGACAGATTGGCCGTGGAACGTGGTGGCAGCTTTCCCGGATTGTCTTCCGGTCTGGATGCCGCTGCCAAAGAAGCCGCGCTAAAAAGAAGCTATGGGAGATGAACACGCAAAATGACATACAAGGAGTTTTTGGAGCGCAAAATCGACATTGCGCCCCTGTCAGGCATTGAGATTGACCCCTCCGAGGTCAACCCGGTGCTGAAAGATCATCAGGGCGTGAGCGTCCTGTGGGCGCTGCGTGGCGGTCGGCGCAGCATTTTTGCCCGCTTCGGCCTGGGCAAGACGGCCATGCAGTTGGAGTGGTGTCGCCTGCTTCAGAAGCACGAGGGCGGTCAGACGCTCATTGTGATGCCGCTGAACGTGATGCCGGAGTTCCGGGCAGATGCGGTCAATCTGCTGGGCATGGAAGAACCGCCCTACTGCAAGACCATGGCCGAGGTGGAGGCCAGCACGGCCCCCATCATCCTGACCAACTACGAGAGGGTCCGCGATGGCGATATTGACCCGCACTATTTCACGGCGGTCAGTCTGGACGAGGCTGCAACGCTGCGCAGCTTCGGCAGCAAGACCTACCAGAGCTTCATGCTCAAGTTCAAGGGCGTGAAATATAAGCTGACCAACACCGCGACCCCGGCACCGAACCGGTACAAGGAACTGATTCACTATGCGGGCTTTCTGGAAGTGATGGACACCGGGCAGGCGCTGACCCGCTTTTTCAAGAGGGACAGCACCAAGGCCAACAACCTGACCCTTTACCCGGGCCGCGAGCGCGAGTTCTGGATTTGGTGCGCCAGCTGGGGGCTTTTCCTGCAAAAGCCGAGCGACCTCGGATTCTCCGATGACGGCTATTCCCTGCCCCCGATGGATATCCGATACCATAAGCTCAATAGTCTTGACCGTCCTGCGGAGTTTGAGGCTGACGGCCAGATGAAGCTCGGCCATGATGCTGCAATGGGTCTGTCCGATGCAGCCAAGGAGAAAAGGGACAGCATCGACATTCGCGCCGCCGAGGTAGCCCGCATCATTGCGGAGGCTGCGCCGGACGAGCATTTTGTGGTCTGGCACGATTTGGAGGACGAGCGGAAGGCGCTCAAAAAGGCCGTTCCGGAGATGGTCGATATCTACGGCAGCATGGAGCTGGAAACCCGCGAGCAGCGCGTCATGGACTTTGCGCAGGGCCGCACCCGCATCTTCGGAACGAAAAAGAGCCTGTCTGGTTCCGGCTGCAATTTCCAGCGCCATTGCCACCGTGAAATTTTCATGGGCATCGACTACGAGTTCAACGACTTCATTCAGGCGATCCACCGCGTCTACCGCTTCCTGCAAACGAAGCCTGTTGTAATTGATATTCTCTACATGGACACAGAAACGGAAGTGCTGCTGGCGCTTCAGCGGAAGTGGCGGCAGTATGACGAGTTGAGCGAGCAGATGGAAGAAATCATCAAAGAATACGGTCTCGGCAGCCTTGCGCTTGAGACCCTTAAGAGAACGATTGGATGTGAGAGAGTGGAAGTCAAGGGAAACAATTACACGGCCATCAACAACGACTGTGTGGAAGAGGTCCGGAACTGGCCCACGGACAGCATCGACCTGTATGTGACCAGCATTCCGTTCGGCAATCACTACGAGTACAGCCCCAGCTATAACGACTTTGGCCACAACCCGGATGACGCGGAGTTCTTCAAACAGATGGACTTCCTCACCCCGGAGCTGCTGCGCACCCTGAAGCCGGGTCGCGTGGCTGCAATCCATGTGAAAGATCGCGTGGAGTTCGCCAACGTCACCGGCCTTGCAGCGCCGACCATTGAGCCGTTTCACGCGGACTGTATCGCTCATTTCCGGAAGCATGGGTTCGCGTATTTCGGAATGATTACGGTGGTCACGGACGTTGTCCGGGAGAATAACCAGACCTACCGTCTGGGCTGGACGGAGCAGTGCAAGGACGGCACGAAGATGGGTGTTGGCTGCCCGGAATACATCCTGCTGTTCCGCAAGCTGCCCACCGATTGCAGCCGTGGATATGCCGATATGCCGGTGAAGAAGTCCAAAGAGGAATACACCCGCGCCCAGTGGCAGATTGACGCTCACGCATTCTGGCGCAGCAGCGGCGACCGGCCTTTTACCCGCGAGGAGCTGGAAAAAATCCCGACCTCCAAGCTGCAAAACGTATACCGCAAGTTCAGCCGGAACAGCGTCTACTCCTACGAGGAACACGTCAAGCTCGCGGAAAGTCTGGACAAGGATGGCCGCCTGCCGTCCACGTTCATGGTAGTAGCTCCCGGCTCGTGGGATATGACGGTATGGGACGACATCAACCGGATGCGCACTCTCAACACCACCCAGAGCCAGCGCCGTCAGAACCTCCACGTCTGCCCGCTTCAGATCGACATTGTGCAGCGCCTGATTGAACGGTACAGCAACGAGGGCGAGCTGGTAGCTGACCCCTTTGCGGGGCTCTTCACGGTGCCCTATGAGGCCGTGAAGATGAACCGCAGAGGCAAGGGCGTGGAGTTGAACCCGGATTATTTCCGTGACGGCGTGGGCTATCTGGAATCTGCGGATGCGGAAAAGGATGCACCCACTCTGTTTGACCTGTTGGAGAATGGAGCTTGAACATGAGCACTGACAACATGAGCCGGAACGCCGAGCACTACGCTGACCCGACCCCCGGCACTGCGATGCGGAACATCCGCAAGGAAGAATACCAGAAGGAGGCCGCCCGGCTGCTGCAAATCAGCATTCTGGTCCCGATGCTGCGTCAGATCGCAGAGTGGTCCGGTTTCGACATCATTGGCCGTATCCCGCTGCGGGACCGGGCCACCGGAAAGGAGTATCGGTAATGGACAACAAGGTTTTGGAAGAGGCCCGCGATACCATGCTGACAGCCTGCGAGAAGCTGGGCGCTGCTGGTATCATCAGCAGCTGGACGCGCAGGGACGGCACGGTGGTCAGACTGTCGCTGAAAATCATGCCCCATAACGAGGACACCATTGCGGATGCCATCTGCGACATGGACGATGAAGAACTGGCAAAGCGCCTTATCCCCATTGTCGTGAACCAGATGTGCGCGGACGGTGTCCCCACCGAGGAAGAGGCGCTGAAGTGGCTCCAGCAGCCCGCCAGCTGCCTGAAGGAATAAGGAGGACGAAATGGCAGAACACCATAAGATTGACTGTGACAAGGTCGAGGACAGAAAGGCGCTGGCCGTCATTCTCGCAATGAACGGCTACACCGTGCGTATGGGCAAGGAGAAGCGCGGCGGCAAGTCCACCTTGACCTATTTCGTGGAGTATTGGAGGGCTGACGATGAGTGAAAGCATGAGCACGGAACGTGCAATCGAAATCTTGACCCCGACTCACCGGGAGAATTACAGCAGCATTGAGCCGGTGAATGAGGCCTGCTGGAAGGGTGTCCGGGCATTGGAAAAGCGTGTACCGGCCAGCCCGTACCCGGACGGTGACAAGAGTATTCTGGCTTGCCCCAACTGCGGCAGCGGTGAATACCTGCACAACATCGACACGGCCCGGAACGTGTTCTGCGGCCAGTGTGGACAGGCTATCAAGTGGGAGGATGACGATGAAGGGTAACACAGCAGCCAGCATTCGCCGCAGTTACATGGGCGCTCGCAGCCGGGCAGAGGGCGCAGGCTTTGAGGCAATTATCAGCTCTGCTTGCGACTACTACCGCGCAATCGGGCGGGCTGACATCGAGAAAACCCCGGAGCCGATGAAACCCCTCGGCGGCGCAGATCGTTCCGGCAGGTTCCTCGCCTGCTACACCAAGCAGGCACAGCCGGACTACAAGGGCGTTCTCTCAGGCGGCAGAGCTGTCGTTTTCGAGGCGAAACACACCGATACCGGTCGTTTGATGCACAACCGCGTATCGCCCGCGCAAGCCGCCTGTTTGCGCCGGATATCGCAGCTGGGCGGTATCGCGTTCGTTCTATGCTCGTTCAATGGCCGGGAGTTCTACCGCATTCCGTGGCCGGTCTGGGATAACATGAAGAACGCCTTTGGCCGGAAGTACATCACACCGGCAGATGTGGGAGCCTACCGCGTCCGCGTTGTAGCGCCGGGAGTGCTGCTGTTTTTGGAAAATCTGAAGGAGGATGGATAGTGAAAGCACATATCGTGAACAAGTGCAAGCCGTGTCATTTCTGTGGCGCGCGGGCTGACGAAATCGAAACGGTGACCGGCGTTCCGATGATCGCCTGCTCCAATTACAACGGCTGTGGCGCAATCGTCAGCTTCAATAACAAGGACTGTGACGAGCACGGAAAGTCCCCGGTCGAGTATTTCAACCGGAGAGCAGAAACGAAAGGAGCATCATCATGAGCAAGAGAGAAAATAAGCGCATCCGGCAGCTGGAGCGCCGTGTCGCAGAGCTGGAAAAGAATATGCCCGCGCCCGACTGCCAGATTCGCGTTGACGCGGAGAGCTGCGTACCGGAAAAGCTGGCGCAGGACATCGCGGAGGCAATCGCAAAGTCCACCGGAAAGAACGTTCAGGTGCAGCCTGCACAGACCCGCAAGACCTTCAGCGACACGCTGCGGGAAATCTTTGGCGCAAAGTGACAGGCTCGCAGCCGTGACCAGAAAGAGGGGTGTATATGGAGATTAGAGCATGGAGAGCACAGGACCCGGCAAGAGAAACCGCGTTCGTAGAGGTCAAAGAGTGGTTCCGCAAGCTGCGCGATCTGGCCGAGGCCATGAACGTCCAGCGCGAGATGATGGTCAAGCAGCGCGATGCTGCAACCAGAGTGACCCAGAGTTTCAGCGGGATGCCGATGTCTGCCGGAAACGGTGACAAGATTCTGGATGCCGTCTGCAAGATGGACAGCGAGAACCGGGAGTTGAGCCGCATGGAAACGGAGCTGGTCAAGCACCGCATTGAGGCAATCTCCCGCGTGTTCTGCATCGTGAGCGCCGAAGATGACAGTACGCTGCGTATGGCCGATGCCGTGCGGGCTTATTACATCGAGTGCGAAACGACCGACAAGGACGGCTATTTCAAGCTCAAAACCTACGATGACGCGGCTGCCGAACTGGGCATTTCTCGCTCTACAGTTTCGGACGCAATCCGGGAAGGGCTGCAAGCGCTGGCCGAAATTTGGCCATACATCAACAAGGATTGTGCATAATGAGCAATACGCACAAAAACAACTCTCCAATTTTCTACATCACCCCGGACTGACATTGTTATGTCTCTGGACTTCCAACAGACTGGGAGGCATGATAGAATGACATAAGCGCAACCGCGCAATGCGGCACGGCGCTGAAAACCTGCTGACCCCGTAAGCAGAAGTGGACACATGGCCTCATAAACCACCGGGAGCTGACCGCGTTACCCATGCGCGGCACATTCCTTTCTTTTTCTCTTTCACAGGCATCCTCCTAGATTATTTGTCACTCCCTACGAGGGAGCGCGGATAGAAATCATGTCGGAGGCCCCGGAACGCCAAAAGCGGGTTATGACGTTGGCCCCGCTGGTGTGTGTGTCCATTCCCCAAGCGCCCAATGCTGCGCCCGACCACCGCAGCGCGGGGATATTATATGCCGTTGTAGCTCAAAGCAGAGCGCCGCCTAGCTAAGGCGGGTCACATTGACGATACGCGGGATGTGTTTCCATCGGCCCTGTCCACCGAGAGCGCAACACTCTTGCAGGTGCCGGTTCAAATCCGGCCAACGGCTCTATATGCTGCCCTAGCGCAATTTGGAGCGCGTTCATGTGTGTAGACATGGAAGGTTCGATTCCGAAAGGCAGCACCGAAAAAACAGAGGGCTGCCCCCATCGTGGGGCGACCCTCTGTTTCGTTTTACCCGCAAGAAAGGAGGACAAGGACAGAATGATTACGAAAGAATTGCTGAAGCTGCCGGTGTCGGAGTTGGTTCCCTATGAGAACAACCCTCGCGTCATCTCACCGGAAGCCGTGAACGCCTGCGCGGAAAGTATGCGCCAATGCACCGCGCTGGACCCCATCGAGGTGGACGAGAACAACGTCATCCTCAGCGGACACACCCGCCGCCTCGCTCTGATGCAGCTCCATGTGGACACCGCTGACGTGGTGCGCTACACCGGTCTGACCGAAGAACAGAAGCAGAAATACCGCATCCTCGCCAACAAAACCGGCGAAATGACCGGCTGGGATTTCTCCAAGCTGGAACAGGAACTCGCAGAGGTTGATTTCGGAGATTTCGACTTCAACTTCGACAGCGAGGCACCGGACGATATCTTTGACGATTCGACCGACCTTCGCAGCGAGTATGACGAGCCGCACGATGACAAGCTGATCTGCCCCTGCTGCGGCCACATCGACCTGAAAGCAAAGTTCAAAAAATTTGAAGGAGTCGCTGGAGATGAACAAAACGGTGAGGGTTGAAAATATTCCTCAGTGCTTTGGAAAACAACACCGCTCGTCTGGATGAACTTGGGTCGATGCACTACAACCTGATGTCCTACTACTACATCCCGAAGAACCCAAAAAGAGCACAGGGCATCATCGCGCAGAGCGAACGAATCATGATTGATTCCGGCGCGCACACCTTCCAAAAGGGCAAGACAAAACTCAACTGGGAAGAATACACGGAATCCTATGCGCGTTTCATCCGCGAAAATGACTGTGACAAAATCGTTGGTTACTTTGAGATGGATGTGGATAAGGTCATCGGCCTTGAGCGTGTCATAAAGCTGCGCAGACGGCTGGAACAGGAAACGGACAAGGTTATTCCTGTCTGGCACAAAGGACGCGGAATAGAAAACTTCTACCGGATGTGCGAAGAGTACAGCGGCAGGGTCGTTGCAATTACTGGATTCAAAAACGAGGACATCAAAGATGACCAGTATGCGCAATTCTTGAAGATAGCGTGGCAGCACAACTGCCGTGTTCACTGTCTGGGCATGACCCGGAAGGACATCTTGAAGAAGGTTCCCTTTGACTATGTGGATAGTTCCAGCTGGACGCAGGGCGTTTTATATGGCCGTTTGGGAAGCCGAAAACTGAAAAACGAGGACACCGCCGAGAAACGAGCCGTCATGAGGCAACGGCAGTGGGAAGCTGCATACAAGGAGGCAATGAAGATGCAGGAATACTACGAACGTTACTGGTTTACTGCAACCACCCGACTGAAAGATTCTCTTGGGGGGGGGTACTGATTATGCTGCACAGCAAGATTAAACCCCTCATCTATGCCGCCATGACTGCGGCCATCTACTATGTTCTGTGCGTGGCTATCGCGCCCCTGAGTTATGGACAGGTGCAGTGCAGGATTTCCGAGGTTATCCTTCTGTTCTGTATGCACAACACGTTCGCAGTCTATGGTTATATCCTCGGCTGCGCACTGGCAAATCTGACCTCCCCGCTGGGCATCCTTGATGTCATTGTCGGTTCTCTGGCAAATCTGATTGTCGGCTCCTTCGCTCGCAAGTGCGGCAAGGTGGTTCCGACTGTCCTGTTTGGCACTGTGTTCAACGGTATCGTGGTAGGCGTGGAGCTGTCCATCGTGTACGGCTCTCCGTTCCTGCCGAATGCTGTGTGCGTGGCAGCGGGCGAGGCTGTTTCTCTTTTGGTTGGCGCTCTGCTGTACCATCTGGTGGGCAAGCGCCTTGAAAGCATCTGGAGGTGAGTTGCGATTGGCCGCAAAGGTAAGTTTGAGCAGTGGTTAGAGCCGGAAGGTCTGGCACTGCTTCGCGGATGGGCAAAAGACGGTCTGAAAGACAAGCAGATTGCCGAGAACATAGGCTGCTCAATATCGACCCTCTGCGAATGGAAAAACAAGTTTCCCGCATTTTCGGAAGCGTTAAAAAAGGGCAGAGATGTCGCTGACTACATCGTGGAGAACGAGCTGTTCCAGAGCTGCCAGACCCGCAAGATAACGGTCAAGAAGCCCATCAAGGTCAAGACCGTAAAGGTGGACGGCAAGAAACGGCTGGAAGAAGAACGCATTGAGTATGCGGAGGAAGAGGTCGTTGTACCGGCCAACACCACAGCCCAGATCTTCTACCTGAAGAACCGGAAGCCGGACAAGTGGAAGGACAAACCGGTGGAGAGTGCAGCCGAGGCCCAAAAGACCGATATGCAGACCCTTGCCGACTTGCTGCAACGGCCTGTTCCCAACCGCGATATCAAGGACTTTGAAGAATGAACATTCCAGCTCCATTCTCTGAAAATCAGATGCGTTTCTTCTGGAACTGTTTCGACCACTGGTTCAATGTGGCAGAGGGCGGCAAACGTGGCGGTAAAAACGTTTTGATTACCATGGCCTATTGCACCATTCTGGAAAAGCACCCCAGCAGAATACACCTGATAGCGGGCGTGTCTACGGCCACGGCCCGCCTGAATATTCTGGACTGTGACGGCTTCGGCTTGAAGAATTATTTCGAGGGCCGCTGCCGGGAGGGCGTGTACCAGAACCGCGATTGTCTGTATATCAAGACGGCCACCGGTGAAAAGATCGTTCTGATTTCTGGCGGCGGCAAGGCTGGCGATGAAAAGCTCATCAAGGGCAACACCTACGGCACGGCCTACATCACGGAGGCCAACGAGTGCAGCAAGGTTTTCATCCAAGAGGTTTTCGACCGCACACTGTCCAGCCCGGACCGAAAGATATTCCATGACCTGAACCCGAAAGCAGAGGCGCACTGGTACTATCAGGACGTTCTGAACTTCCACGAAGAAAAGCTGAAAGCGAATCCGAAATACGGACTGAACTACGGACACTTCACCATCGCAGACAACATGAGCATCTCCGATGACCAGCTGCGCGGTGTCCTGTCCACCTACGACAAGAAAAGCGTCTGGTATGCCCGCGACATTCTGGGCCAGCGCAAAATGGCCGAGGGCCTTGTCTACCCGATGTTCTCGCAGGACAAGCACGTTGTCAAAGGCGAGATTCCCTACAATTCCCGCCACCGCTACTATGTGTCCATCGACTACGGCACGGTCAATCCGTTTGCTGCTGGTCTGTGGGACTTCGACCCGGTAAGCCACCGGGCCATTATGGTGCGTGAACTGTATTACAAGGGCGGCAGCGCGAAGCGTACCGACAACGAAGGATATTACCGGATGCTGAAGAAGCTGATAGGCAATATCCACATCGAATATATCATCATCGACCCTTCTGCATCTTCCATGGTGGAAACCATCCAGAAGTATGCGGAGTGGCTTGTGGTAAAGGCTGACAATGATGTGCTGAACGGCATTCAGGATGTGACCAAATACCTGAACATGGGCCTTTTACTGTTCCACGAGAGCTGCAAGGAAACCTTCAAGGAGTTCGACCAGTATTCGTGGGACGAGGACAAGGACGAAGATACAGTCATCAAAGAGTTTGACCACAGCATGGACCAGATACGCTACTTCTGCCGCACCGCATTGCGGGCAGAGCTGAAGTGGGTCGCATGACGACAGAAAGGGGGTGAAATGCTTTGAGCTTCATTTCCCGATTATGGGGGAGGTTAAGATCAATGTTTATCCGTACCGACATCGGAAAGACCTTCGGCGTGGAGCTGATTCAGTCCTCCGAGATGAACGCAGCTCTGACGCTGTGGGACAACATCACGTCCGGTAGGCCGCCGTGGCTTGACCCGGACGATGATGTGCGCACCTACAACATGGGCAAGCACATCAGCGACTACCGTGCCCGGCTGGTGTGTCTGGATATCGACGTTGCACTGTCTGGCTCCCCTCGCGCGGACTACTTGCAGACCATTTGCAACGACCTTATCAAGCGCCTACCCGATAAGGTAGCTGACGCGGAGCGCATGGGCGGCATCGCCATCAAGTGGAACGGCTCAAGCTGGGATTTTGCCCTGCCGGGAGAGTTCGGTATCACCAAACAGGACGGCAACGGCAACATCGTGGGCGCAATCTTCGCTGAGTACATCACGCACGGCTTCGACCATTACACCCGGCTGGAATACCACCGGTTCAAAGATGGGCTGTATCTGATTACGAACAGGGCGTTTCTCAACCGGTCCATGAGCAACGGCCAGTACACACTTGGCGCTGAAATCCCGCTGACGGAGGTTGAAGAGTGGGCGGAGATGCAGCCCGAAACACAGATCGAACAGCTGGAGGCTCCACTGTTCGCGTTCTTCCGGCTGCCCGGTGCAAACACCATCGACCCGGCGTCCCCGCTGGGCGTGTCTGCCTTTGCAAATGCGCTGCCGGAGCTGGAGGCGCTGGACGTGGCCCTCAGCAGAAAGAACGGAGAGGTCGCAGACAGCAAGCACATCACGTTTGTTGGTCAGGCAGCTATCCAGTATGCCAAGAACCGGAACGTGCAGCTGCCGCGCTTTATCAAGGCGCTGGGCGCTGGCGTGAACGACGACGGAAAGGCCGTCACTGAACACGTCCCCACCATGCTGACCGATGCCCGCATCAAGGACATCAACTTCGACCTGTCTATGGCCGGTGTCAAATGCGGCTTCAGCGAGGGCGTCTTTGTCATGGACGGCCAAACTGGTATGATTACCGCCACGCAGGTGGAAAGCGACGACCGCGATACCATCCAGACCATCAAGGCAGACCGCGACGCTCTGCGCAGCGCTATCGAACAGGCCATCAAGGGCGCGGATGCGCTCACAACGATTCTGGGCGCTGCACCGATTGGCGAGTACGAAACCACCTACAACTTCGGCGACATCACCTATAACTACGAAGAGGACAAGGCTAGCTGGAAGAACTACGCCTCGCAGGGCTGGATTCCGCTCTGGCTGTACTTCACGAAGTTCGAGGGCATGAGCGAAGAAGAGGCTAAGAAGATGGTCGCAGAGGCCAAAGCAGCCGAAAAGGAAAAGGGCCTGTTCGACGAGGAATAACCGGAAGGGGGCTGCTCCATGCTGACACCGCAGCAGATCACCGAACTGGCCGAAACGCTGTATCCGGCGCTGGACGACCTCAACCGGTGGATAACGCTGGACATGATACAGCGCTTCATGGCACGTCTGGGCCGTGGAGAGGATGCTGTACTGTCTGGGACAGACCGGTGGCAAGCTGAGGTATACCAAGCGGCGGGCGGCCATCTGGAGGAACTGCAAAAGAAGCTGAAGCTGTTCACGAAGCAGTCTGACGCCGAAATCGCGGCCATCTTTGAAGATGCAGCGGTCAAGGCGTGGGCTGCGGATTGCGCTGTTTATGCAGCAGCCGGTCATGATGTGCAGCCTTTGGCTCTGTCCAGCCGCATGGTGCGCATCTTGCAAGATGCCTACACCCGCACACAGGGCGAGGCGCACAACTTCACCCGCACAACGGCCAGCGCGAGCCAGAAGCGGCTTTTCAAGGTGCTGGACGAGGCGCATTTCAAGGTCATCACCGGTGCGCAGTCCTACACGGCAGCGGTCCAAGAGGGCGTGGATGAACTGGTAAAGCATCAGACGCACGTTGTCTACCCCACCGGTCACCGGGACACCATCGAGACCGCCGTGCTGCGGGCAGTCCGCACCGGTATCAGTCAGGCCACTGGTAACATGACCATGCAGGGCATGATAGACCACGATTGGGACATCATCCGCGTATCTGCCCATCTGGGCGCACGGTACGGCGACGGCGGGCAAAACCCCGGCAACCACTTCTGGTGGCAGGGCAAGCTGTACAGCCGCACCGGGCGAACGCCGGGCTTGCCGCTCTTTGCTAAGACGACCGGCTACGGAACCGGCGAGGGACTGGGCGGCTACAACTGCCGCCACAGCTTCGGCCCCGGCGACCCAAACCACAATCCCTTCCAAGATTTCGACGAGGAAGAAAACCGCAGGGTCTATGACCTCACGCAGAAGCAGCGGGCGAAAGAAGCCCGAATCCGGCGCGATAAAGTCGAGATGGCAGGTTATCAGGCCACAGCCGAAAACGCCACAGACGACGCTCTGCGGGCGGCTCTAGAGGACAAAGCAGCCAGAGCAGCGGCAAGACTGCAAAAACACACGACGGATTATAACCAGTTCTGCCGGGAAAACGACCTGAAGCCGCTGAACGACCGTCTGTATGTTGCCAAACGCTCACAGGCTGCCGCACCAAAGGCGGCACGTCAGAGCGCGACCACCCCGCAGGCTGTGTTCAGCTCTATGCGCGGCAGCGGCGGTGATGCAGGGCAGCAGGGAGAGAGCGTTCACCGGTATCTTGGCAAGGTTGACCCCGCCGAAACGGAACAGATCGAAGCCCTGAAGAACACATTCTGCGAACAGTACGCATCTTCCACCGTGGAGAACATGATGGTCATAACCAAAGATGGCGAAGTTCATTTTATGACCGACAATAACCCGCGCGGGGTTGACTGTTCCTATCTGGGTGATAAACTGAAAGGGAGCTACAACATCCACACCCATCCGCCTGATACGACGCAGTATTCTTTCAGCACGGATGCAGACATTCCAGCAGCGTTTTCCGACGGCACGGCTATCATGGAGGCGGTAGATTACAAATACCGATACCAATTTGTTGTGCCGAGCGGCATTACGCTTGAACAATGGGAAGCTGTATGCGAAGCAGTGCAGGAAGAACGAAACTCTATTATGACGGCCAGAGGATATGACTTCGGCAGCTACGAAGAAAATATCCAGCACGTCATAATTGACGAAACGTGCCGCAGGCTGGGCGTGAAGTGCTACCGCAGGGAGGCCAGAAAATGAGTTATACAGTTGAGCAGATAAACGAGTTGACCAAAGAAAGCGTTCGCCGCGAAAGGGCTCTTGTTGCTGAGTACAAAAGGACACACTCTGTTCCAAGCCGCGCCACGATTTCCACGCCGGAGATCGATGCAGAACGCGCAGAGCAGAAGCGCTTGTATGGTGAATATCTCAAAGCTTTGGCCCAAAACCAATAACCGTTGACCACGATGCAAACCGCACCGTGGTTTTCTTTTACCCATTTTTAGGAGGAACTAGCCGAATGGCAAGCATCTTGGTGTCTGACGCGCCTTATGCGTCGTGGCTCTCTGACGTTCTGGCGATGCTGGAGGAAAACAAAATCGACCGCATTTGCGTTGCAGCCCCGCTCCCCGGCGGCGAAGTGTTCACCGGTTACTACCACATGGACATGATGGACAAGGCAGTGGTCGCAACGAACATTCAGGCAGACGCCACGCTGGATGCAGTCTGCGCCAATGGCCGCCGCATTCAGGAGGCGTGGGAGGAGGAAGGTGATGACGATGAATAAGTATCTTTACCCGCTGTTGGTAAACGCCCTTAAGAAGCTTCTGGGTATCCGTTCGCCGTCTGCGATGTTTGAAGTCGATGCCGAGACTATCGATGCCGTGATTGCGGAAAACGACCTTCACGAGAAGCTGGCTCCAAGCGCGATGCGAAAAGCACCGTGCTATTTTTATGCCCGCTACGGCCGCATGAGGCCAAAGAGGGCGCAATATCAGTCTACCTGCGGACTTAACAAGGCAGGGGCAACAAGTCAGAGCGACGACTTAAAACGCTTAGTTGCTGAACCGGAGGTATCCCATGAAAACCAGTGAACTGAAAGACCTTGGACTGAATCAGGAACAGATCGACGCGGTCTTTAAGCTCAACGGCCTTGACGTGGAAAACGCCAAGGCTCCCATCGCCACGCTGACGGCGGAACGTGACGACCTGAAAACCCGCTTGGCAACCGCAGAGGACACCCTGAAAGGCTTCGATGGCAAGTCTGCCGATGAAGTCAAGGCTGAAATCGCGCAGTACAAGAAGCAGGCCGAAGATGCCGAAAAGAACCGGCAGACCGAACTGACCCAGCGTGACCAGCGCGATTGGGTCAAGGGTCAGCTGGACAAGTACGGTGTTTCCTCTCCCTACGCCCGCCGCCAGCTTACCGCTGACGTGATGGACGAAAAGGACGGCCTGAAGTGGAAGGACGGAGCATTTCAGGGTTTCGACGACTTCATGAAGAGCGCAAAGGAAAAGGATTCCGGCCTGTATCAGACCGCTGAGGAAAAGGCGGAAGCTGAGAAGCAGGCGCAGCTTGAAAAGAAAGCGCCGAAGATTGTCGGCCCCACCGGCAACACCACCCCGACGGAAACCAAGTACACCCCGCCCAAAATTTTCTAAACCGAAAGGAAGGTAAACCACTATGGCAAGAATCGAATCCCTTAGCATCCTGACCACCGACACTGGCAAGGAGTATCTGGCCGAGCTGTATGGCAAGGTCATTGAGAACGTGCAGAAAGCGTTGGTTTCTGCTGGCATGAAGAACACCGACCTGTCCGGCGACCCGACCGCTGGCACTGTGGAGGCAAAGCGCTTTGCAAACGCCACCTCTGCAAACTATGGCACTGCCCGCAAGGCTGGCAAAGGCAGCCAGATCAAGGCGAAGTCCGTGACCGTTGCTATCGACACCGACAAGGAAATCGTCGAAGAGATGGAAGAGAAGGATGTCAAGCTGTATGGCGTTAACGGCGTTCTTGACCGCCGCGCTGCAAACCATGTTCTGCGCATGGCTGCAGAACTGGACAAAGACTTCTTCAAGGCCGCAGACGGTGAAGCCGTTAAGGTGACTGTCGCCGCTGGCACCAGCGTCGAAGATGAACTGGAGCAGGTCATTCAGGAAGCCGAAAACACTGCCAACGATTTTGTGGATGGCGTGCCCCGCGAGATGATGTGCCTGGTGACGTCCACTGCCTACTATGGCAAAATCCGCAACAACCTCGACAAGATGTCTCGCGCCAATGTGGACACCGCTGCTGAGGAGTTTTACGCATGGCACGGTGTCGAGGTCAAGAGCTGCACCCACCTGCCCGCTGGCTGTGACTATATCCTGATGGTTGACGGCTCTGTGGCCCAGCCTGTCATGGCCAACCCCTATACCGCTGAAAAGATTCCGCTGTCCGAGGCGACCGCCGTCAGCCTGTTCTATCACTACGGCACCAAGGTCGTCACCCCTGACCTGATTTTCAAGAAGAAGGGCACAGAGTAAGAGAAAGGAGCTATCATAATGGCAAAGTTTAAGAACATCGTTACCGGCAATGTGCTGGAGACTGACAACCCGCTGACCATCAAGCTGATGGAGAACAGCGACCGCTATGAAGCTATGGATGCGCCCGCCGTTGAGGCCGCAGCACCCACCAAGAAGTCCGCCAAGGCAAAGGCCGAAGCCTGACCGGAGGGATGAACCATGGCGTATGCGGATTATGAGTTCTACTCTGGCCGGTATTTTGGTGACGAGCTGACCGAGGCGAACGCGCCGAAATGGCTGGAACGCGCGAGCGATGCTGTTGATACCATCACCTTCCACCGGCTGGAAAAAGGGCTCCCCGGGGAAGAAGTCCATATTACCCGGGTAAAGAAAGCTGTGTGCGCTCTGGCAGATGTCCTCTACCGCGTTGACCAGCAGCGTGTGGCCACGGCGGCCAGCAAAGACGCGCAGGGCAATCTCCGTGCCGCTGTGTCCTCCATGACCTCCGGCAAGGAATCCGTGTCCTATGTGCAGTCCGTGGAAGCGTCCGTGTATGCGAAAGCAGCATCGGACAGCGCCGCGCTGAATGCGCTGCTGCAACATGAGGCTGAACGGTATCTCGCCAATGTCCCGGACGCGGACGGCATAAATCTGCTCTATGCGGGGGTGAGATGATGCACGACCAGACCGTTACCCTGTACAACTACCATGAGCCGACCGGCTGCTGGTACACCACCGTTCTGGACAATGTGACGCTGACGGCTGCGAGGTCGAGCAGCGCCACGCAGCACGGCGCGGCAAACGGTGACACGTTGTCCATCTCCATCCCGGCAACAGCAGACAAGACGGCAGGCTCCCGCCGGTACATCGGCCCGAAAGCCTACTCTGCGCGGGACGCACCCGGCGAGTTCTTCACGTTCTGGCCGGAGCATGATTTTGTCGTTGTGGGCAGATGCCCACTTGAGCAGCCGGTGTCCGAGGATGACTACGACAACGGCCTATACCACGAAATGAACCGTGAACAGGATGAAGTCTATATGATTACGTCCGCAGCGTTCTACGGCCTCATTCCGCACTTTGAAGTGGAGGGACGGTAAATGGCTGATACCGAGCATTTCCAGAACTTCTCTTGCGTTCACGGCCATTTCACCGCTGAAGTTCACTTTGACCGGTTCTCCCGGCAGTTCGCAGCCGCGCAGCAGTGGCTCGCAGAACAGGTTCTTGCAGACTGCAAGCCTTTCATGCCGATGGAGACCGGCAGCCTGATTCAGCGGTCGTATGTGGCCGAGGGCGGCAAGAAGGTCGTATTTCCCGGCCCATACGCGCGGTATCTGTACGGCGGCGTGGTCATGGTCGATGCCGAGACCGGCAAGGGGCCTATGAAAATACCGGATGGGTCTGGCGGCTATCTGCTGCGCTTCCGCAAGGGTGCAACGCTGAAGCCGACCAGCAGGCCCCTGAACTATTCGACCACGGCAAACCCGCAGGCTACGGACCACTGGTTCGATGCTGCAAAGGCAGCCAATCAGGATTACTGGCTGGAACAGGTAAAACGCATAGGAGGTGGAGGCGAAGATGCCTAAAGAAAAACAGGTGCGATTTGACGTTGACGGTTCCGAGATCGTGAGCAAGGTGCTGCTGGAACTGCTCAACAAATGCCCGGCACTGTGCGGCAAGAAGGTTGCATTCTCTACGCTGGGAGAGGACGAGGGCCTCGGCTTCTTTCCGTCCGTTGGTGCAGCCATCACGAGCGAGACGGAGACCATCACCGGCGATGTGCATCAGGTGTGCGCATATCCGTTTGATGTCGTGCTACGCTGCGCTCCCAAGACCGAAGCGGCGAGAATCCGCTGCAAGGAACTGCTGGATGCCATCGGGCGCTGGCTGGAACGGCAGCCCATCACGGTGAACGGCGAGATGCACACTATGGACGCATACCCGGCTCTGACGGAGGGAAACCGCAAAATCAGGGCCATTTCCCGCACAAGCCCCTCGCACCTGAATGCTGTGTACCAGAACGGCGTTGAGGACTGGCTGTTCTCCGGCAGCCTGAGATACGAAAACAATTTTTGCAGATAAGGAGAGAACAACATGGCAGAGAAAATCGAACGTAAGCTGCTGGCTCACTATATCGATGCCGGCTTTGACACCACCGGGAACACCCCGAAGTATGTCCGTCTGGGTAAGGACCTCGAGGAGTACAACCTCGAACTGAACCCGGACGTTGAGGTGTCGAAAAACATTTGGGGTGAAAGCACCATCAATCACAACGGCTACGAGCCGCAGAGCGAGGTGGATCCCTACTATGCAGTGGAGGGCGACCCGCTGTATGAGAAGCTGGAAGCCATCGCAAATGGTCGTCTGACCGGCAAGGACTGCATGACCACCACCGTTGATGTGCTGGTTGACAGCAAGGGCAAGGTGGCATGGGCATACCGCGAGAAGGTCATGGTCGTTCCTACCTCCGTAGGCGGCGACACCAGCGGTGTGCAGATTCCGTTCACCATTTACAACGCAGGCGAGCGCGTCAAGGGCAACTGGGACACCACGACCAAGGCGTTCACCGAGCTGCCCAGCAGCGATAGCGAATAATCGACAATAAAGCATGAGAACAGGGCGGTCAGCGTGGGGTTGGCCGCCCTATGTTTTTAGGAGGCAATAATGGATATTCAGAAGAACGTGAACTTCCCGCAGCCTGTTGAAAAGCCGGTTGAGAACGTTGGCATCGTTATTGATGATGGCACCGAGGAGGTTCCTATCACGAACCTGCGCGGCCAGCGTGTCGGCGTTTTCTATGTGCGCCCGACCGACCTCGGCATCGTGCACCGCTATGACGAGTTTGTGAAGGGCTTCGACAGCATTTTGGAGCCTATCCAGCGCGTGAACCTCAACAGTGACGGCTCTGCAAAGGACAACGACACCACGACCATGGACGCGCTGAAGGAGGCCGAGAAGCGGCTGTCCGATAAGCTGAACGCCCTGTTCGATGGCAACTTTGCAGAGGCGTTTTTCGGCAAAATGAACCCCTTCTCCATCGTAGGCGGTCGCTTCTATTGCGAGGTGGCAATCGAGGCCGTTGGCGCGTATATCGAAAAGCGCTTTGACCACGAGATGAACCTCGCGCATAGCCGTGTGGAGAAGTACACTCACGGTTACCGCACCGGCAAGCACCGGAACGGCGGCAATAAGCGGCGCAGAGGTCCGCAGCAGTGATCGGCGAACTCCCTACCCAGCTTCAGGTCAATGGCACAAGCTACGCCATCCGAACGGATATGCAGGACATACTGAAGATCTTGCAGGCGTTCACCGACCCAGAGCTGGAAAATGAGGAAAAGGTCTATATCTGCCTGTTCATCATCTACCGGGACTTCGACAAGATGCCGCAGTCGGATTACAGCGCAGCTTATCAGGCGGCAGCCGATTTCATGGATTGCGGCGTTCACACCGGCGGCACAAAGGGCCGCCAATCGGTTCGGACTATGGATTGGGAGCAAGACGCGCCCCTTATCTTCCCTGCTATCAACAAGGTGGCCGGGTGCGAGGTGCGCAGCATCCCACATCTGCATTGGTGGACGTTCATGGGCTACTTCATGGAGATCCATGACGGCGTATTCGCTCAGGTCATGTCCCTGCGGGCAAAAAAGGCCAAGGGCAAGAAGCTGGAAAAATGGGAGCGCGAGTTCTGGGCTGCAAACAAAGACCTGTGCGTCCTGAAGGTCAAACGCTCCAAAGAGGAACAGGAAGAAATCGACCGGCTGAATAAACTGCTGGATTAAGGAGGTGGCAAAATGGCAGGACAGGCAGACGGCTCTATTGTCGTTGATACCGAACTGCAAACCGAAGGTTTTGACAAGGGCAGCCGAGAGATGCAGCGAGCAATCGGCTCCCTGCAAACCAAGGTAAACAACCTCGCACCGACCATGAAAAAGGCCATGCGAGGAAGCGCCAGCGCCTTAGAATCCTTTGATGGCAAGGTCGGGCCGATGCGTGAAACGATTTCTGCACTGGAAGAAAAGCTGGAACAGCTGGGCAAGGCTCGGCTCCCGACTGAGGATTATCAGTGGCTTCAGACGGAAATCGCGAAGGCAGAAAAAGAGCTGGACAAGCTGCTCAACAAAGAGGCCATGTACGAGGACATGGACGTGAACAAGTCCTCGCAGAAGTGGAAAACGCTGCAATACAGCATCGAGCAGACCGAACGAAAGCTGGAAGAATACCGGGCCGAGGCGGCGCAGATGGAGGAGAATGGGACCTCTCACACGTCTGGCGCAGATTCTGCGGAGTATGACCAGCTGAGTACGGCTCTCGACGCCGTGAAAGAAAAGCTCGACGGTATGGTGCAGAAAGTGGAGCGCGGCGCATCTGCTTTTGCAAAGTTCGGCAGCATTATCGGCAAGGGCGTTGTCGGCGGCCTGAAGGGCATGGTTTCCATGCTGGGTAAGGGCGCGGCAGCCATGCTGAAATTGTCCCTGCGGGCAAAGAAAACGCATTCCAGCTTCAACAACGGAATCGGAACGCTGCTGCGGTATGGTCTGGGCGTTCGCTCCCTGTTTACCCTCATGAGCAAGCTGCGCAGCGCGTTGGTGGACGGTTATAAAAATCTTGCCCGGTATTCCAGCCGGACAAACGCCGCGATATCGTCTCTCATGTCTGCGCTGACGAGGCTGAAGAACAGCTTTGCAGCAGCGTTTGACCCCATTCTGAGGGCGGCAGCTCCGGCGCTGGTTACGCTCATTAACCTGATTTCTAACGCGGTCTCCAAGATTGGTATGCTGACGGCTGCGCTGACCGGCGCAAAGACGTACACCAAAGCAACGACCATTCAAGAGGACTACGCAAAGAGCCTCGATAAAACGTCCAAGTCGGCGAAAAAGGCGAAAGCTGTATTGGCCAGCTTTGACGAGCTGAACATTCTGGACGACAACAGCAGTGACAGCACGAAGGATGACGGCTCCGTTGACCCATCCAAGATGTTTGAGCAGGTTCCCATCGACAGCGCGGTGCTGGACTTTGCGGACAAGCTGAAAAAGGCATTCGAGGAAGCAGACTGGAAAGGCCTCGGCACTTTACTGGGAGACAAAATCAACGAGCTGGTGGACAGCGTTGATTGGTCTGGCTGGGGAACGAAAATCGGCAAGGGCATGAATGCCGCCATCCAAACACTGTACTACACCGTGGATACGGTGGACTGGGTGAACATCGGCAAGCATCTGGCCGAGGCGGTCAACAGCATCATCAATGAGGTTGACTGGGACATCTTCGGGCGGCTGCTGGCAAAGAAGTTCACTGTGGCGCTGGACGTGGCCGGTGGTTTCCTGAAAGAGCTGGACTGGACAGCTGTGCTTCAGGCGTTCACCAGCGGCTTTTCCGGCTTCTACAACGAGCTGCAAGAGTGGCTGGAGAGCAAAGACTGGCATCGGATTGGCGAGATCATCACCACCAAGCTGTCCGACGCGCTGCGCAACGGCAATGTGGAGGGCGCAGTCAAGAGCTTTTTCGACGCTTTCACGGAGGCTATCAACTCGCTGGCCGACCTGATGGATGGCATCGACTTCTATCAGGTGGCAAAAGACCTCGTTGAAATGCTTATCCGGGCCGTGTCCGGCGTGAGCTGGGACGAGCTGACGGAGGCGCTGGGCCGCCTTATCGGCGAATCCGTTGACGCAGTCATTCAGATTTTGGCTGGATCTCTGGCCGATGTGGGCAACTACTTCAAAGAGAAAACGCAGGAGGTCGGAGGCGACGCTGTTGCAGGCTTCTTCTTCGGCATCAAGGACGCTATCTTCGGCGTTGGTGCATGGATTGTAGATAACATTTTCAAGCCGTTCTGGGACGGCATCTGCGCCGCATTTGAGATTCACTCGCCATCCAAGAAGATGGCCGAGATTGGCGGCTACATTATCGCAGGCCTGTTGGACGGCATCAAAGACCTGCCGTCTAAGCTGAAAGCCAAGCTTGACGATGCGCTGGATAAGGTGGTCAGTTGGGGCAGCGACCTGAAGTCCAAAGTCAAGGATGCTGCTGCGGATGCAGTGTCCAAGGCGGTAGACGAGTTCAAGGATTTGGCCTCTAAGCTGAAACTGAAACTGGACGCGGCCATCGACAAGGTGAAGGGCTTTGCAAAGGACATCGCCTCCCGGATGAAGTCCGGCACTGCTGACGCTGTGGCGGATGCAGCCTCCCAGCTGGGCAATCTGGCAGGCAAGGCAAAAGAAAAATTCGACAACACCATCGCCAGAGCAAAGTCCTTCGCGACCGGCCTTATTTCCAAGTTGAAAAGCGGTGCTGCTGACGCTGTGTCTAGCGCAGCTTCGCAGCTGGCAACCATGCCGCAGAAGGTCAAGGAAAAGCTCGACCTTGTGATTCAGAAAGCCGTGTCGTTTGCCGCTAACCTGAAGGAAAAGTTCACGAGCGCTGGCAAAAACGCGCTGGCGGGCATCATCATCGGCATTTCCTCCAAAATCGAGGAAGTCAAGACCTCCATTAGCAACGTGGGCCTCGCCCTTATCAACACCTTCAAAACGCTGCTGGGCATTCACTCGCCCTCGCGTGTCTTTGCCGAACAGGGCGGCTTTATCGCTGCCGGTCTGATTGTCGGCATGGAAAGTGCAACGGACGATGTCAAAAAAGCAGCTGCACAGCTGGCGGGCGCTGCCGTTGACGCTGCAACGGACGCTGTTGCAGAGGTAGCCCCGACCACGCTGGAAAAAATCAAGGAAAACCTCGAAAAGATAGAAGATGCCTTTGACGATGACACCGGTCTGGGCAAAATCTACAACACCATCAAGAACCTGTTCAGTATCGACTGGTCGGACATCGACACGTCCGATATTTTGGAGCTGGCCAAGAACATCACGACCCTGTTCTTCGACAGTCTGGACAAGAATGTGCGGCTGTCCATTTCCGACTTCATCAACACCTCTCTGGACTACCTGAACAAAGCCTACGAGCAGGAAGGTCTGCCCGGCCTTATCAAAGCGGGCAAGACCATTATCTCCGGTCTGGCCTCTGGTATGGCTGAGGGTATAAAATACATCGTGGCGAACGGCGGCCAGATTTTCAGTGCCCTGAAAGATGGGATTCTGGTGGCTCTGCAAGGTGTCAACGCGGAGCTGCTCATTGCCGTGGGCGTTATCGCCCTCATTGCTGTGGCTATCGCGGGTGCGTGGAAGTATAGCGAGCAGTTCCGGGATTCCGTTCTGAACGCTGTAAACCGCATCAAGAAAGCGGTCGAAAAGGTCATGGTGGCCATTAAGAAAGCTCTGACACCCATCGTGGAACTGGTGAAGAATGTGTTCACCATGTTGCAAGGTCTGATTGCGCAGCTGTTTGAGCTTGTGGGCAGCATCCTTGCAAAAATCATCGACTGGATTGCGCCGGTCATTACGATCATCGGCAATTTCCTGAGCGATGTTATCACGGTGCTGGGAACCATCATCGGCTATATCGCAAAGCTGCTGACCCCGCTTATCAACGGCATTGGCAAGATTATCTCCACGATTCTGGAATGCCTGCAAAAAATCTGGAACACCCTCAGCGATGCACTGTCCCCGGCATTTGAGGCAATCTGGAAAGTCGTATCGAAAATCTTTGAAACCATCGGGAATCTGCTGCAAACCATTGTGGATGCACTGTCCCCGGCAATTGACGCACTGGCTGAAGCATTCGGCATTATCCTTGACGCGGTGGCCAGTATCGTTTCTGCGGTCGTAGATGCACTAGCTCCGGTCATTCAGGTCATAGCGGAAGCGCTGGGCGGCATCATCACGGTACTGGCAGAGATTGTCGGCGCGGTCGTGGACGCTCTGGCACCGGCCATCAAGCTGATTGGCGATGTGCTGGGAGCGATTTTCGGTGTCATCGCAAAGATTGTCAACCTCGTTTGTGGCGTTCTGAAGCCGGTTATTGACGTGATTTGCGGTGCGCTGAAAGCCATCGGTGATGTGATAAACAACATCTTCAATGGCGTGAAGAACTTGACCAGCAAGGCAGTGGAGACCGGCAAGAACATCATTCAGGGTATCGGAACTGGCATCAAGAACGCAGCGACCGGCCTCTGGAATGGCATCAAAAACATTGGCAATAACATCGTTAACGGCTTCAAAAATTTCTTTGGTATCCATTCGCCGTCTAAGCTAATGGCTGACGAAATCGGCGAATATCTGCCCGCTGGTATTGACGAGGGCATGAAGAACGCGATGCCTGCCCTGCTGTCCAGCGCAGAGGACCAGATGGGCGATTTGGTGGACACTGTGAAGGACGGCGCAGCAGAGGCCGACAGCGCAATCGCTGGCAACGGTATGCCGCTGCTGTCCGAGGTTTCGGGCAAGGTCGATATTGTGGACGGTCTGGACGATGTTCTGACCCGGTTCTCCGACAAGGTGGCAGACAGTTTTACAAGCCTGCTTGACCGCCTGACAGAGATTACGCAGAGCGCGAATTTCTCCATTCCTGCGGTTGCGACCGGCACGATCACGCCGTATGGTGTCAGCGGCAGTGCTGGCAGCGGCTCCGGGAACGTTGTGGAGGAGATTCACGCCTCCAACGAGGAAACGACCCGAACCATCGTGCAGGCAATTGGCAGCGCCACGAACAGCATCTGCGCAGCGGTCGAGCAGTACAGCGGCGTGGAGGTCAGCGTGGATGCTGACAGCCTGTCGCAGCATACTGTGGACTACATCAATCGCAAAACTCGGATGTTCGGCACCTCTCCGCTGCTGACCCCTACGGAAGTATAAGGAGGCAAGAACCCTATGAAACCGATTCTCAAAATCGGCGACCATGACTATACCCAGTGGGTAGCAGAGGGCGGCCTGACCCCCACGGACAGCGATGTTGATTCCAGCAAGTCTGGAAGAAACACGCTGGACGCGGTCATGGTCAGAAACAAGCTGGGTCACAAGATGAAATGGTCCGTCACGCTGATGGATATCCCGGAGGAAGTCGCCGCCCAGCTGTCGAAAGACCTGAGCCAGACATTCTTCAGCGCCACACTGCTGGACCCGGATGCAGGGCGATATCTGACCAAGACCTACTACTGCGCGAACCGACCTTTCGGTGCGCAGCGGTACGACAAGGCCACAAAGAAAACCTACTATGTCGGCATGGCGTTCAACATGACCGAGCGGTAAGGAGGTGATCCTACGAGACATAGAACAAAGCTGTGGACGGAGCTGGCGGCTCGCGGACGGTTCAATCTGGATTCCCGTGCCGTCATCGCTGGCAAAGAATACTATAAAATCTCCGCGCCGCAGATCAGTCACAGTCTTGCGACAGAGCCGTTTAGCATCGGCAACTGCAATGCAGCCTCTTTGAAGCTGGACGTTCTTCTGGACGATGGGGAAAGCATACCAGACGGAGCCTCCGTGCGCATTATCGCCCGGCTCACCGATTTGGATGTTACAGAGCACACGGAAACGCTGCAATTCGGCGAGTTCATGGTGGACACCTGCAACAAGGAGGAGAACATATACTCGCTGTCCTGCTATGACGCGATGCTCAAGACATCGCAGGCAATGGTGGACGATAGCGACAGTGAAAGCGACTGGCCAAAGTCCATGGCCGTTGTCGTGCAGGAAATCGCATACCGCATTGGTGCGCCGATTGACCCGCGCACCCGCATCAACCGAGGGCTGAACTACATGGTTCCTTTCCCGAAAGGCTACACCATGCAGCAGGTCTTAGGATGGATAGGCGCGTGCAACGGCGGCAACTGGACCATCACGGACGATGGAATGCTGCGGCTGGTGACGTTGACTGCACCGCCCACGGAAACCTACCGTATCGTGGATGAATACTATAACGACATCATTACCGGTGACGGCTATGCGCTGGCGTGGGAGCTGTCCAGTGGCAACGGAGAACCCCAGACCCCGGAAACCGGCAGCAGTGTCGGTTCCCTGACCCAAAAAATCTATCCGGTCGTTGACCATGAGTTCAACCGAATCGTCACGGCAGACGGCTTTACGCTGGTCTACGACCAGACCGGCGCAGTTGAAGCTGCGCAGGGCATCGTTCATGTTCCCATGGTGCGCGGCAAGGTCGCGACCGGCAGGCGGCTCAAGGTGTCCAAGGTCACCATGACGGACGAGGAAGGAAATTCTTTTTCCAAGGGCGATGACACCGGATTTGAAATCGCGGTGGATAACTGCCCCTATTCCTGTCAAGGTATCTGCAACGACCTCTATTCCATGCTGAACGGCATTGAGTATGAGCCTTTTACGGCGACAGATGCCCTTTTCGACCCAGCCACCGAGCTGGGAGATCAGGTCAAAATCGGCGACCAAGTTCACAGCTCCATCTATTCCATGGACGCGACCTTCGATATCGGCTACGCTAACACCATCAGTGCACCGACCAACACCGAGGCGACCCGGCAGTATCCGTATTTGACCCAGCGCGACAAGAACCGGGACAAGGTCTTTTTGGAAATGAGCACCGACTATTGCGGCGTTGCGATGTCGGCAGATGCCGGTCTGGTTGTCACCAAGACTGGCAGCGCTGCCCGCAGCGTTGCAACGCAGGCCATGACGGAAGTCCACAGCGCGCCGGTCTCTCGCGCTGAGGTACAGTATTCGGACGAATACATTGCCATGCGGGCACGGGACCCGGAGACCGGGCACATGGAGGACTGCATCTTTTTCGATGACGAAAAAGAGAAGTACCACATCACGAGAGCTGTCCTGATAGAACAGGCTGATGAACTGGCGGAGGAGCTGAAAAATTTGGCTGATGAACTGAAATCCATGGAAGGTGGAGAGGGCACAGATGCCGTCACCCTGCCGCAGCTCTTACAGTCCGTCAAGGATGTGCAGGCATCTCTCACAGAGCAGCGCACCACGCTGGACGGTTTGGAAACCTCTTCGGCCAATATCAAGGAAACGCTGGCTGCTGTGCAGACCGCACTTTCCGACATCAAGACGGCGGCAGCGGGCATCCGGTCTGCTGTGGACAAGAACGCCGCAGCGCTGGCCACGGTGGACACTACGCTGTCCGATGTGAAGAAGTCTCTGGCAGCTGTGCAGACCGATGTGACGGCTCTGAAAAAGACCGCTGCTGCTCAGTCCGCAGAGCTGGCCGAAGTTCACACGGCGGTAGACGAGCACACCACCACGCTGTCCGCGATGGATGAAAAGCTGACGGCTACACAAGGAACGCTGGACAATATCTTGACGATTCTGAAAGCAATGTCCGACACACCTAAAGAGCCGACCAGCGGAACCGAAACCTAAAAGGAGGGAATCTAATGTCTGAAAAACGCATTCAGGACTTCGCCACGGCGGCTGACGCTCTGGACGATGACCTGTTGCTTATTGCATCGAAAGACAAAACCTACAACATCAAGGCCAAAACCCTGAAGGATGCTGTGCAGGGCGATGCCGACCGCGCAGAGGCCGCAGCGCAGGAGGCCAAAAACACCGCGCAGCAGGTGGCCAAATCCGTTGGCAACATTGAGCAGCGGGCTGCATCTGCTGAGAGCAAAGCGGCCGCGGCCGTCACTGCTGCAAATCAGGCTGTGCAGGATGCAGCGGCAGCCCAAAGGTCGGCAAGCAACACCGAAAGCATGGTGTCCACGGCCCAGACCGCAGCATCCGAGGCCAGCACAGCAGCGGTCAAGGCGGGTGATTCCGCAACCGCTGCTGCATCGTCCGCATCGTCGGCGCAGGAGGCCGCAACAAACGCGGCCAGCTCGTCCAAGGCTGCCGTAGAGGCTGCAAATGCCGCAAACACCACGGCGACCGAGGCGAAAACAACTGCCGGTGAAGCAAAGACTGCCGCAGAACAGGCAACGTCTGACGCTGCCGATGCAGCGGCCA